TTTTGTGTGGTGGTATTATGTAGTTATCAGCCAAGGATATGAAAGGAAGGTGGTTGATATGTGGTGTTTTATTGTTACGCCTGATGATTTTACGGTGTTCGAGTGCACGTCTGAGCATGTGAGGTCGTATGGGCCATATCCGGCCGGTACGGTTAAGGAGGCGCTGGATGGCGTGCGTGGTGTTGTGCGTCGTGCGTTTTATGGGTCTGACGTGTATGTTGGTATTGTTTATTCATTTTTTGACCTGCACGGGACTTTGTGCGGTGTTGTTGAGGTGCGTTTCGAGGAAGAAGAGGTGTCTGATGACGGAGAATGATGAGGTTGTGGCTGTGTTTCCGTCCAAGTTTGAGGCTGGTGATGTGCGGGTGGTGTATTGTCCTCATAGTCGGACGTATGTACTGCGGTATGCGGTGCGGTCTCGGTCTGATGGCGGGCTTCGTTTGGTTTGGTCGGCTGTGGCGTTTGATGCGTGTGATTACGTGCAGGTGGCTCATATGTTGGTTGATGCGAGGGAGTTGGCTGATACGTTGTTGTTGGAGAGGTGTTGATTATGAAGAGTATTGATGACCGTACGAATTGGTTTGACGATGGCGTGCTGGACGATGATCGTGTGCGTCGTGTCATTCGTGGCCGTCGGCGTAACCTGCATTTGCGTGAATATAACAAAGGTGAGGGTGATTGGGAAACGTTTTGCCGCACTGTGGCACTGCTTAAGGATTTCTATAAGCCTCAGGGCGGTCAGGTGGCGTTTGCCGACAGTATCGAACATGCGGCGAACATTTGTCTAAGCATCTCGCCTCATTCGTCAATGTACGCCGCATTATCCCGAACGCAGGACATTGAAATGTTGTCCGGGATTATTTATTGTCCGGCAATGGTGGCGTGGTGTGCTGTCTGTCATGTCAAGGGCGCAACCTGCTATGAGATGTGCAGGACTTGGGAGGGCGATGAGTTCGATCAGACTATCATCAAAATTGCGTGCCTCCGTTTTGACAATCTGACCGACGCACGGTATACTGATGAAGACATTGCAAGAATGTCACAGCAGCAGCAACATTAAGAAAAGGCGGTATGATTATGGCATATATTAAGCGAGCCAAGCATTATAGTATTGTGCGCGGTGTTACGCGTGGCGAAAACGGTGAACTCGTGGACGCCGAGGTGGTCGTGGATGGCGCGTGTCGTACGGCCGACATGGCAATGAAGAAGGCCCGTAAGATTAACAGGGACATGCTCCCCATGTCTGCCGAGTATCATGCGCAGGTTACGCGCATGGATGAGGCAATCTATTGGGCTAATTGTGAGTTTGGGGATGATACCATTATCGACTATCCAGGGTCGGTCAACGGCAACGTGGTCGAGGATGATATCATCGCCGAGGAAAAATAATTATTAACCCCTGTAAGGAAAGGCAACATAATGGCTGACAACGAACTGGCCGTAGCAAACGGCAATAATTTTTCTGCGAACGGTGCTAACGCCGTATCCCATTTCTTTGATACGACTACTATGGATGGTAAAATGGCGTTGTATAACGCCATGCAGACCGCCGATAAGATTGATGAACACCTTAATGAGCCATTGCATGTCACTAATGTGCTTGCGCAGGCTATCGAGGTTGCTAATCAGGAGACGGGTGAAATCAACTCTTCTACTCGTGTTGTTATCCACGCGGAGGAGGGCGATTTTGCCGCCGCTTCACCCACGTTGGCGCACGCTTTTGGGAATCTGTTCGCCATCTTCGGCACGCCGGACACGTGGAATCAGCCGCTTGTGCTCAAGGTGGTGGAAAAGAAGAGTCGCCGCGGGTTTAAATTCTTCGACCTCGAATTAGTGTCGGAAAAGGGTCGCGATTAGACTAATTGTCCGCACCATATGATAGCATGGTAATGTCCCTATAGGGATGTTGCCGCCAGACTCACCCCCGTCGTTTTCCATCCTTGCGGCGGGGGTGTTTCATACTCACAAAAAAGGGGGGGGCTGTGGCAAAACGCAAGGCCAATCGACGCGCCAATGATCTGAAACGCAACGCCGCCATCAGGTCAGCACAGGTGCGCCGGGAGCGGGCGGTCAGGGATTACAGTACTGGACGCCTCCCCAAGCAAATCACCGAAACGTTTCTGGGAAGACTCAGTGCCCAACAGCTTGAGCAGGTTGCACGCCGTATCGGGCAGGAGTTCGGGGAACAACAGCAAGCCTTGAGGGCCCGTGATAGCGAGCCGTATCAGGTTGTCCCGGATGTGCATATTACGAAACTCGATAGGGAGTTGGCGGCGCGTCCGTTGATTACCGACGCGGAAATCGCCGCCGCCCCGTCGAAACGTCGGAAAACGTTACGACAGCAACAGCGCCGCCGTGTCGAGGCACGGCGGAAAATCAAACGTGCCCAACAATTCGAGGCGTTGAGCATGGCCAACTATACCGTGGGTGAAATACGTGAAATGGAACGTGCTGGAGAGTCCCCGTTTGACGTGTTGGGTACTCATACGGTCGGCGGTTCGGCGCGTGACGAACTCACACGCACTCGGGCGAACGTGTTAGGCACAGAGCGTGGCATAAGCCACGCGCGCATGATGATACGAGAAGGCGGCAGGAGGAAACTTGAACGGGAGATACTTGAATACGCCGGGCTTATAGGCCGAGCGCCGTTGCGTGCAGGTACTGGGAAAATTCCCAGGAACGAGGGGGTTGCAGATTTTGATAGAGTCGCGCAACAGCTCGAAGCGCTTGACTCCAGTATCGCCCAAAAATTCGCTACGTTATCTAACCGTCAAAAACGATGGCTGATGAACAACACGAATTTCAGCGTCGTGGTGCGAGAAGCCACATGGTATAATGATAAAACACACAAATGGGAGACAAAAGCGGATGCGGGCGACGTAGAGACGCGACTTGATGAATGGATGGCCAGCGCGACACGACACTAAAAAAGGATGGAACCATGAAAGAGCGTCGAGCGGCGGCAACAGACGGCGCAACACTATTGACGGATGACGGCATGGAACCATTGACGGCGAACGCCGTCATCCGTCTCACCATGCTCGACCATCACACGCGCGTATGGTGTGCCCACGGATGGCAGGACATCAAACCCATAGCCGCCGAACTGTTGACACGACTCCCATTGCAGTCGAACCCAAGCAAGGACGGCGTATGGGGCACGTTCAATATCCGTGGTCACTTCTACAGTTTCCGCGTGCGCATGGGTGGCATCACCGTGGACTTCGTGGACGTGCGCAATGTCACACGTGACGATGGCTTGAATGTTTCACGTGAAACATTCGGAGGAACCACCGACTTGGAAACCACGTGGAACATCGCGCAGGAATGCGCCGCACTGCATCTCAGGGGCACTACCATAGCGTCAATGGCAATGACCGACTATATCGACGGGGATTACGCCGGATTCAAACGGCATTTCCCGCCATTGGATAAAGAGGTTTATCATCGGATGCGCCCCGCGTACTATGGGGCGATAGTATACAGCAGGCCGGGTGAATACCTGGATTGCCGGAGTTGGGACGTGAACAGTCTTTACCCGAGTATCATGCGTGATTCGCCCATGCCGGTAGGTTCGCCCATATGGTACGACGGGAGGTATCAGCATGACCCTGATTATCCGCTGCATATCGACGTCATTGCGCTTGACGCAAAGTTGAAAACCGGAAAAACCGCCACACTCACCAACATCCTACCCGTATGGGGGTATGAGGGCGAACGCTTGGACAGTACGCTAGGCGTCGTCACCATGCCGGTCACGGATGTGGATTGGGAAACACTGACCGAAAACTATGACGTCCACGTGTGGGAGCACGTGGGCGGCTGGAAATTCCGCAAATCACATGGACTCTACTACACATACGTGGACAAATGGTTTCACGTGAAACAAACCTCGACCGGAGAGCGTCGGCAGATGGCGAAACTACTATTAAACTCATTGGTGGGGAAATTCGGGGCCTCACTCTACCGACCCATGTTGCATCCGAAACCATCGGCGGACGGGGGTGTGGATTTTATCGTGGACAAACCCGAGTCGGCCAACAGTCTGGCATGGTTGCCGACCGCCGCATATGTCAACGCCTACGGACGGCAAATACTGTCCCGTGCGATGAACGCGAACGCCGGGCGCGTGCTTTACGCCGATACCGACGGCATGATATTGGACGGGTTGGACACGCCCGCAGGTATCGAAACGGGTGACCGGAAACTAGGCGCGTGGAAAAACGACCACACCTATGAGAGGCTCCGTATCCTGGGCAATCGCAAATATTGTGGTGTGGAGACAGGCGGCGATACCGTCATGCGGTTGAGCGGCGTGCACCGCGCCGCCCCCATCCCCTATGATGAGTTTCTGTCGGGGTCACGTCATCTCAATGATGACGGCCATACTTTCATGCTATAATAGTCGGTAGCGGGGTGTGCGTCCCAAGCCGATTCGATGGCCCGACCGTAAGGCAATCGGTAAGGCGATACGGTCGGATGTAGACGTGCGTAGCCAGCGCCCAGCGACGGCGAGGGAACCCGCACAGCCTAGCAAACCGGCATGACGGCGTGATTGCCGCCATGCCACTTACTTTAAGAGGTGAGTATGGACGATACCGAAAACACCGAGCCGGACACCACGCCCGACACTGAACCGGACGCCGAGCCGGCCGACGATAATACGCCGAACCCGGAACCTGAAACGCAGGACAATGGCGAACCCGAGGACGCGGGCGACGATAAGACCACCGACATGGCCAACCGTCTCAGCGCTCTGGAAGCGACCGTGGCGGAACTATCCAAAACCATTGAGGCCATGCGTGACGCCGCCGCCGACCATGTGCTGAACGATGGCCCGGATGGAGACGCGGAGCCGGACGCCACGGAAATGACCGACGATGACTACAACGGTACTTACAGTACGTTCGATGACCTATTCGAGGACTAATAATCAGGAAGGAATGACTATCATGCCAACCACTCCAGTGGTGACGCCGAAACAGCAGTTGCGCCCGCTCACCGAATTTAACAACGCTCAAATCCTCAACATGATTCGCAACGAGGCATCTCCCGAATATCAGCGGCGTATGCCCTCGGCCACCCAGATGAACATGGACCGCCAGATGGCCACCCTCATGTCCTCCACTCAGCTGAAGAACGAGTTTTATTCGGCTCTGGTGAACCGTATCGGCGGTACTTACGTGAACACGTGGCGCTGGAATAATCCACTGGGTGTGTTCCAGCGTGCATCTCAGGCGTATGGTGATACGTGGCAGGAAATCGCCGTAGGTATGCCGCTCGCACAGGTCTATGACCCCGACGCGGAATACTTGGGCGCGGACAACTTCCGCAAGTGGAAAATCGACGTGGATAGCCTCTACCATCGTCTTGACTTCGCCCACTTCTACCCGGCGACCACGGATGACAAGACGCTCCAGCGTGCGTTCACCTCCGAAAACGGCCTGGCTTCGCTCACTTCCCAGATTCTCACCTCCTGCTATAATGCGGCAGAGGTTGACCTTTTTGAGGCCATGTGCCACCAATTCGTCGAGTACGCGAAGCTCGGCGGCTATTGGCGCGTACACATGGGGCACGACCTCAACGACATGGGTTCGACGGAAACCGACGCCCGCGACATGTTGCGTCAGATTCGCGCGTGGGCTGATACGCTGAAGTTTGTCAGCACCCGGTATAACGCGCGTCATATGCCGACGTTTGCCCGCCCGGACGAATTGGTGCTGTTCTGCTCGCCCGAAGTCAAGAGCGCTCTGGATGTGCAGGGCCTCGCCACGGTGTTCCAGCGCACGGATGCAGAGCCGACCATCGACCGGATTATCGTCATCCCGCAAGACCGATTCGGTATGGACGGTGTGCAGGCCATCCTGACCACTGACAAGTTCCTCATTGACATCCCCGTTATCAATGAGATGACGCAGCAGACGAACCCGGTGAACATCAATTCGGTCAACCATTATCTGCATGTCCAGCACATTATCTCGGTCAGTGGTTTCGCCCCCGCCGTGATGTTCTGGACTGGAGCGGGTTCCACCGCCAAGGTAGTGGCTCCTACCGGTACGACGGCCAAGACGCCGACCTTTGAGCTTAAACTCGCCATGTACGGCGGCGGTTCGGAAAAACCGAGCAATGTGGCGCGTGGCGGCGCGGTGCAGGTCACTGCCGATACGTCCATCACCAATGATGGTACGGCCACGTTCCGTTCGGATGCGGTCGAGTACGCCATCGGTGACACCGCGAAGCCCAAGAGCGATTACACGTACATCTCGCCCACCGGCGTGCTGGTGGTCGGCCTCGATGAGCCGAACACGGTCATTCCGGTGACGGCTACCGCATTGTACACGAATCCGGCGACCCCCGAGGTGCCGGGCACCGTGTCCGCGGCGCTTGACGTGCCCGTGACCGGTGACGGTGTTATCGGGTTTAACCCGTCTATCATCGCGTCGATTACCGTAACCGTCCCGGCAGTGGCAGCGAAGAAGACGGTGCAGGCGACCGCGACGGCGACCATGATCGACGGACGCAAGGCCGACGTTACCGCGCAGGCCGCGTGGACGTCCGGCACCCCGGCGAACGCGACCGTGTCCGAGTCTGGTGTAGTGACGGGTGTCAACGCGGGCGCATCCAACATCACTGCAACGCTGTTTGGAGTGTCCGGCCAGAAGAGTGTGACCGTGACCGCAGGGTGATATAATGGGAGGGTAGCCGGTTGGCTGCCCTCTCTCACGGTGTGATGCAAGTCAAGGCCCGGAGCGCAAACCACGTGAGCGCTCCGGGCCTTGTTCATACCGGAGGCTTGACAATGATTGATGACGTGAACCCTTACGTGGAAAACAATTTTTCATGGGCGGAATGGACGCCCAACACCACGCTGAAACTCTGCCGCGTCCCGTGGGATGCAAGCTATCGCGATGTTGTACGGTTTGTTTCACGTGAAACACAGCGGGAATGGTTTGAGAAACTGGATGGCGTGGAATGCCGCCCGGCCACCATGCATATTTTCAACGCGCCCGCCCGCGTCGAACTACCATTCAACGAGGCGTCGAACTGGAATTATCTGGTGGCCTATAATGATTACCCCGGATTGGAGGGGCCACGCGCATGGTACTACTTTGTCCAGCGCGTCGAATACGTCAACGCCCATTGTACCCAGTTGGTTTTGATGTTGGACGTGTGGCAGAGCTTCCAACATGATGTCACGTTCGGTAGTTGCTATGTGACGCGCGGCCATATCGGCATTGCCAACGAACACCAGTGGGATGGTTACGGGCGTACCTATCTGGCACTTCCGGAAGGTCTGGATACCGGTAGTGAAATGGTAACGACGGCGCAACGGTATCATTCCATCATATCCGGGGAACATCTGGACACCGTTCATGGCGGATTGAATTGGGTTGATTATGGCGTTATTATCGTGAGCACCACGGATTTGACCAAATCCCCCGGCAGTGAGTCGAAACCCGATTTGCGGACGGCGACGGGCAGTGCGTTCGAGGGGGCTACGGATGGATGCAATGTCTATTATTGTGACTCTCGAATGGGCTACGTGGCGAACGTCATGGCACTCGGCACATCATACCCGTGGGTCACTCAAGGCATCTGCGCCGTGTACATGGTGCCGAAAATCCCGCAGGATTACATCAATCGCTATGGCCGGGAGGAGCAACAGGTCTACGGTCAGTCGGTTGACACGAAATATGGGCACGTCTATAGTTTCCAAAGCGGCGTGGACTCAGACATGCGTTACGAGGATATCATGACAGTACCCAATTTTAGGGGTCTTTTCAATATCCCGCAACGATATCGCAATCTCCGTAAACTCCGCTGTTACCCGTATTGCGTCGTGGAATGCAGTTGTCTCAACGGTACGACGGTCAATTACAGGCCGGAGGATATCCAGTCTGATGATCTCACCATTCGGGAAACGTACACCTATGCCCCGTCCGGCACGCGAATCAATTTTTATGTCCCCGGATACAATGAGGCCGGGGCGGACACGCTGACCCCAATCCAAATCAACAGTCAGGGGTATGGTCTGCCGATTGACGGCGGCGAAATGCTTAATGCGAGCTTTGGAATCACCAATCTCCCCCATTTCAGTGTTGTCAACAATGGCGGTGCGCTGGCTATGGCCAACAGTGCGTACACTCGCGCCTACGCACAGGAATCCGCGCAATGGACGCGACAAAAAGCACTGGCGTCGGCTGATGTCGCCAACTCGAATGCGATGTGGCAACGCGAATACGCCGCACAGCAAACCAATTGGGCCAATGAGAACCGCACCGCGAACAATGCGATTACGGCGAACTCATTAAACCAGTCCCTTGCCATCAGCCAGGACAGAACCAGCCAGATGGCCGGTTTGCAGGTGCAACAGAACATCAGCAACAATAATCTCAATGGTATGGCGGGAGCTATCGGCGGCAGTCTGAACGCCATAGCCTCCCGTAGCCCAATGGGAGTGGCGAACGCAATCGGCGGCGCGTTCCTCGGCACCGCTCAAATGGACATCGCCAATCACGGTATCAATTCCTCGGCGGCGATCTCAAACTCCACCGCCGCGGCCAGTACGGCGAATCAGATCGCCACGAATACGGCGTCCACTTCGCAGGCGAACGCCTATGCTAGCGGGGCGACCGGATTGAGCAACCAACTCAGCGCCATTACATCGCAAGCCAATTACGGACTGGCCGCCTACGCCGCTCAAGGCGATTATCAGAACGCCATCGCGGGAATCAACGCGCAGGTCCAGCAGATGCAGCTGACACCGCCAACCACCTCCGGCGCACTCGGTGGCGACATGTTCAACCTGTCAAACGGCATCATGGGTGTGCTGGTCAGGTTCAAGACGTGCGCGCCGAGCGCGTTGCGCGCGGCGGGTGAATACATGTTGCGGTATGGGTATTTCGTCCAGCGCTTCATCACCCCGCCCGCCTCGCTGGAATGCATGGAGAAATTCACGTTCTGGCAGATGCAAGAAGCGTACGTGAGGGGCACGTTGCCGGAGGAATACCGTCTGACCATCAAGGGCATGTTCGAGCGGGGCGTGACCGTCTGGAGCAAGCCGGAGTATATCGGCGTAACCGATTGGGCGGACAATAACCCACTGCCGGGCATCAGTTATGAGTGATACAATGGTGATATGAGTAGGTCTAAAAGGAATCGGGTCGGGGGCGCGCTGCACCCGCGCGGCAACTACGCGAAAACACGCGCCGCCACTCTCGATGACATGTATCTTCATTTGCTGATGGAACTCGCCTTGAATCGGTTCAGTTGGCGGGGTCTGCCCCCCACCGTGGATGAGCGATGGCTGGAAATATGTCTGTGTGAATACGGGTGCGCCCTGTTCTTCGAGGACAAACGTATAGGCCGTTTTTTGGTGACACAAGCCGGGTATCAAGGCCGATTGAACGTATACAATAACCCCACCTCGTTCGAGCCGGTGGGCGTCAACTATCATTACAGGCAACTCAAGGCGGGCCGGGAGTGCATCCCCATTTGGGATAATCGTATGCGCATGAGTTTCAAGGATATCCTATGGCAGTATGCTCGACGCCTGGCGGACATTGATAAGGCGTATGATGTGAACTTGGAGAGCCTGAAACTGCCGACCATTATCACCGCCGACCCTCGTACCAAGCTCACCGTGCAAAACATGTTGCAACAACGGCAGGATGGGCAGGATTATATCATCGGCTACGATTCATTGGACCCCGGTAGCATGTTCCAACCGTGGCCCAACACCACCCCGTACCTGTTGGACAAGTTCGTCCAACAAAAAGCGCAGGTGACTAACGAGGTACTGGGATATCTGGGCATCCAGTCGAGTGGTACGGAGAAAAAGGAGCGGCTTATTTCCGACGAGGTGGCGCAGGCCAATGAGAAAACGGATGTGTTCCGGTTGAGTTTCCTCAAGGCGCGGCAGGCGGCGGCAACTGAAATCAACCGTTTGTGGCCGCAGTTGAACATCTGGGTGGAATATGCGGACGCGCAAAGCTCCGGCGTTCCTAACGCGCTGGATTCCAGCGCCAGTAGTACGACGGATATCGATATGCCCGCCTCATATGACGCGGGTATCGGAGGTGTATTGTAATGACACAGGATTTCAGCGCCTATGCGATGGAAACGCCCGGAGAGTACACCGAAACATTGGGCAATCTCATTAACATGGGCTACGACACGGACACTAAACTACATCTCAGCGCCGACTATTACCCGATTTACAATGAAGGCCATCGCGCCGAGTTGAACGAGAAAATAGTCCGTCATTACGCGCTTCGAGAGATTGGACAGGAAACCGCTCAACAATTCATCTTCTACTTGGGGATGACGATGGCGGAAATCATGCCCTATTTCAATGAGCGCTACCGGACGTTGGACATGGAATACAATCCGTTGGATTCCATGGACATGACAACGGACAGTGAAAGCGGAAGCGAATCCAGGTCATCCGGCAGGGCATCCAGCACGCAGGATTCCACCAGCAACAGCACCAGCAAGTCGGATAATAGCAGCACCACCACGTCCAAGAGTTTCGACAGTGACGTGCCGCAAACCGGCGTCGTGGGCGACTTCGCCCGCTACGCCAGCCATGCGAACGAGTCGCAGGCGGACAGTTCGGGCACCGCATCCAGTTCGCAGGATTCGACCAGCCACACCACGGCGCAGAGCGCGACCGACTACCAGCATGATTCGAGCAATTCCAAGGGCAAGAGTCATGTGACCGGTAGGAGTCAGAGCGCCATGAGCCTGATTCAGGAATACCGGAACGCGATCATCAACGTGGACATGGAGGTTGTGCGGAGTCTCGAACCGTGTTTCATGCAGGTGTGGGGTTCGTATGATACCATTTTTAGTAACTGCCATAATTATGGAGAATGGGAGTAATCATGGTTGCCATTAACGCGCTTATTCCACGGCAACGCTTGTTCGACGGGATACCCACGTCCGTACCGTTCACCTATCGGGACGGGCTGACTATGTTACAGTTGATTGAATGCCTGAAGCATAATCTTGATATTCTCCAGTGCGACCTGAGCAAGCTGGAGGAGACCACCACCGACCTTACGGAATCCGTGGACAAGGCCCTTGCGGATACCGTGGCACAGATCAATCAGGATATGGCCGATTTGCGGGCGGAAATGCTCTCGCTGATTCATGAGATGGAGCAGCAGGGCGTGGCCACCTCCCCAGTGTACGGCACCACGCAGCCGCTCGGGGACGTGCTGGGCGGCATGTACGACAATGCGCGCAATCACGGGTTGTTCTGGGGTGACTATGATGACATGGAGCTGACCGCTCAGGAATACGACGGGCTTTCGCTTAAGGCGCGTGAGTACGATCTGAAGGCGACCGCTGTGGACAATTGCGTACCCGGCGACTTCCCAGGACGCTCCCAATTCCCCTACGGGAAGAGCATGCCCGAAAACCCGCCCGCCGACATGGCGTTTATCACGCAGTCCGAAGCAGATGCACGCTACGTCGAACGCAACCCCACGGTAGACAATTTCGACAAGAAAGGATAACTACCATGACTGCCACCAACCATACCAATAATTACAACCTCTCGCAGTTCGTCGGCACCGACCGCCCCGCATGGATCGGCGACTATAACGGCGACATGTCGAAGATCGACGCGCAGATGAAGGCCAACGCGGACGCCATCAAGCAGGCCGCTGCGGACGGTCTTAAGTCGGTGTCGCATACCACCGACCTTACCGGTGCCGGTACGTCCGGCTCTCCGCTGGGCGTGGCGGACACGATTGCGCGGAAGAGCGAGCTGGAGCAGAAAATCAACTCGTTCAAGGCCGTCGTGTCGGAGATGTACACGACCAAGACTGATTTCACGAACCTGAACAATGCCGCGACCAAAACCTATCAGTTCCATGACAACAGAGATCAAACCGGATGGTATAAGCTTGGAACATGGTCGAACACGAACCAAGCGGATGTGTGCGCCATCACGATATATGCGGGAAACGGCCAGAACGGAAAAACAGACCAGAACCGCGAGGTCCGCGTCTTCATTAAGGACAGCTTTCAGCTTACGGAAAACGCCTCAAACGCGTTCGGTGTCACCATCGACCGCATACGCAACGCCGACAACGCCGAAGTACAGGTTCGAGCGACTGCGGCCGATTCGTGCGATGTGTGGTATAAGGGCGATGCGACGTATGCTGCCGGACGATATACGATCAGCATTGACCCAAGCAGCAAGTGGACGCATTCCGGTTCGTTCACGACGTCCGCTCCGTCGTCCGGAACGTTGCAGACTCAGGAGTACCAGACCTACGCCACGAAATCCTACGTCGATCATACTTTGTCGAACTACCTGACGACGGTGGCACACGACGACACGCTGACCGGAGACGGCACGAGTGGTACGCCGTTGGGCGTGGCGGACACCATAGCCAAGAAGACCGATATTCCGGACACAAGTGGTTTTGCCACCACGTCCGCGCTCACTTCGGGGCTTGCGGGTAAGGTTGATAAAACCGCTTCGCAGCCGGATACGCTCGGATTGACGGCGACCGAGCTTGACTCACTGTACAAGGACGCGAACGGCATCGTTCGCGTCGGCACCGCTAAGGAATAGAAAGGAACCAGCAATGTCCACCACACAGCATACCGGACACTACAATCTGCCGACGTTCGGGGATAGTCCAAACGATCGACCGTCGTGGCGTGGTGATTTTACCGACGCCATGACCAAGATCGATAATCAGATGTACGCCAACGCCACCAACATCACCACCGCCACGGCGGCGGCGAACAACGCGAAGACGGCGGCGGACGCGGCGAAGGAAGCCGCCGACAACGCGGCGGAACTGGCGCAGACCAACAAGACCGATATTGGCGAGTTGGATGGCTATTTCAGCAAGCTCGGCGTCACATCGCCGCAGACCGCACAGCAGCTTATGGACACTATCAACGGTAAGGCGGAAAACACGGCGCTGACCGCATTGCAGGGCACGGTGTCCACGTTGTCGGGCAGGGTTGACGGCAAGGTAGACGCCACGCAGGTGTATACCAAGACGCAGGCTGACACTACGTTTACCAAACAGGGTGGATACTCGGGCACCGCGCAGCAAATCCACACTGAGGCGACAAACGTACAGAATGAATTAACCAACCTGAAAACCTCGGGACAATCACCAAAAGCAGTGATTCAGCGAACTAACGCGATGACTGATCATTTTTCCTACGTATCATGGGCGGTATACTGCTCACCGCTGACAAAATTCGTTGACGTCTTGGTGAGTTTCGGTTCGTCAGATGGAATAAATAATGCAAAATGTACGTCGAAAGTGAACCCCGGGTCCATCGTCATCGGGACACTCCCGGAAGGATATCGCCCGAACAGCTTTTTGAATTCCTTCCCGTTCTTTTTCGGCGGTAAATCTTCAGAGTGCAACATTAGTGTCACCGAAGATGGGGTTGTATCCTTTTACTGTGAGGGAACAATCGAGGTAGGCACTCAACTGAAGCTAACGCCACAACTCTCTTATTTTGTAATCTGATACCAGCGTAACACCCCATGTTTCACGTGAAACATACCCCGTCCGGGAGTCCGGGCGGGGTATACTGTTATGTATGGCAGTTGACTTTAGGACATGGGTGAAACAGACCGAAAACCGCTTTTGGGACATGGACGGGTATTACGGTGCCCAATGCTGGGACTTGTGGGCAAAATATTGCATGGATGAGTACGGGTGTAGTGTTCAGGATTGTATCACCCCGACAGGTTGGGCCGGTGGATTATACACACATCATCCCGTAAGCGCAAGAGTCGGGGAGATTTTCGAGAAAAAAGACAACACATGGAACCCTATGCCCGGCGACGTAGCCATATGGCAGGTCTGCTATCCCAATTATCCGTCAACGCACGTGGCCATTGTCGTTGATGGAATACAGGGCGATTCTATCGACGTGATTACGCAAAACCCCGAGCCAAGCGTGCATAAACTACTCCCATTGCAAAAAGCGTATATCGGATATTTGCACCCGCGCAAAAAACCGGACGGCGGCGACAATGACAGCGGCTCGAACCCTACCGGCTCGAACAACTCGGGTAGCATATCCAGCAGTGACTTGTGGATACAACAACAGGGCGACAACCTCATCTACCATTACCGCGACAACGACAGTGGCGCGGGTACCATGATTTTCTACAAAGCCACGGCCCAAACATGGAAGGCCAAGGGTAGCGTTAAAGCGCCCAGTGACTCGGGCGGCCAAGCCACGCCCTCTACAGGCAACGGCAAAAGCAGTTACGCACTCTACTGTATCGGCACGGTGGAAAGCTCATTACAATGGGACGCGGTCGAATTAGCCAACAGGCAGGGCATAGGGATTGCACAATGGTCGTTTAACCGTCGGTTGGACGTGTTGAATGCGATGAAAACCGCCGACCCGACAGGCTATGAGACGTTTGCCAAAACATGCCCCGAGATAGCGGCACTCATGGGCAATGGCGGGCCGTTTACACGCCCTCTTACCCCTACGGAATCGGCGGCGTTCAAAACATGGGCGCAACGCACCGAATCACATCAGGGGCAACGTGACCAGTTCGAGACGGATTACAACAATTATCCGCAAGTCTACTCGGACGCGAAAATGCAGATACTATGGGCGTCGGCATATCATCAAGGCCCGGCATACGCCGAAGCGCTACCGAAAGCAACCACATTGGGCGGTTTATTGGATAATCTGCTTAATGACGGTGTTTTCGGGCAATACCCGAGCCGGTATCGGACCGTGTATAATCTGCTAGTCGTATGGGACGGCGCTAGTGCCCCACCGAACTTCTAAAAGTCCGCATGTCATGCCATAATAGTATATATGGAGAAACTGTTAGCCGAGGGCGATTATTACGATTATGGGCGCGTGTTATCCTATCACGCGTCTTGGATGTTCGTCATCGGCGCGCGCGGCCTCGGCAAAACCTACGGAGCCAAAAAACTCGTCATAGGCGACTGGATTAAAAAACGCTGGCAATTCATCTATCTCCGCAGGACGGCAGAGGAGCAGAAAAACAAGGGCACATGGTTCGCGGACATCGCGGAGCAATACCCTGAATTGGAGTTCCGCGTATCCGGAAACCAAGCCGAATGTCATTGGCTGGATGACAGGGACGCCACCATAAACAAGCAGGGCAAAAAACGCCCCACATGGCATATCATGGGGTACTTCATCGCCCTATCGCAGGCAGGACAAGTGAAATCGGTCGCATACCCCAAAGTGCGAACCATAATTTTCGATGAAATATTCCCCGATAATATGCGTTACCTTGGCGGCGAGGTAACCGCGCTTGAGGAGTTTTACAATACCGTCGATCGGTGGAACGATAGAGTTCGCGTCATTATGTGCAGTAATGCGGTAACGTTGGCCAACCCGTATTTCAGCGCATTCAACATCAACCTGAAACCGCAATTGGACAATCACACGCAATACCAGCGCTATTGCAACGGGTTCATCATGGTGGAACTGGCCGACTACGGGGGGTTCAGCGCCAAGGTGGCCACATCCAGATTCGGGCAGTTTTTACGCGAATATGATGAAAATTATGCAAATTATGCAATCAACAATGATTTCAGGGATAACGCCAATACCCTCATCAGTGACTTCAACAAAGCCGGCTATGCGTTCACATTAAGAACCACGGAATACGGTATTTTTAACGTATACCAACAATTAAGCGATACCGACGAAGTATTATATGTCATCACCAAAAAACAGCCGAAAATCACTAGGGATTTTACGTTTGACTACCGACTAGTCGATAATAATTGTATGATGCTCAAACGTTCCGACGATATGACACAGAAAATACTGAACGCCTATCGCGTCGGGCGATTGCGTTTTGAAACACCGCAAATCAAGGCGGAGTTCAGTATGATACTTGGCGGCTTATTACAACAATCAGGCATAAGAAAGTGAGGAAATATTCATGCCAATCCATGAGTTAATCGTCATCGGCATTGTATTTTTACTGGTGCTGATTGACTATATTACCGGCGTAGTCAACGCAATCATGCACGGCGAACTGTCCAGTGGGAAAATGCGACAGGGCCTCGGGCACAAATTCGCCTACCTTGCGATAATCTGCGTGGCGTTGATTGTGGAATACGGTTCAGACTACATCAATCTTGGAATCGGGCTACCCGTATTCATCCCGGTTTGCGTAGGCATCTGCCTGATTGAAATCACCTCAATCATGGAGAATTGCGTGAAAATCAACCCCGATTTAAAAAACTCGAATATTCTCAACATTTTCAACATTGACAGGAAGGAAAGCAATGGTAAGGAAGATTAAAGCAATCGCCTATAGTATGATTGCCGCAATCGCCGCCATGCTGTTGGCATTCGTGCCAACCGCAAGCGCGGCGGACATGATAGACGTATCCAGTTGGCAAACCGGCATCAACGTCACCACCACTGGCGCGCAAATCGTCGTAGCCAAAGCCACCGAAGGCATCGGATACGTCAACCCCGATTGTGACCGCGTGGTACAGGACGCCTTGAAGGCAGGCCAAGGTGTAGGCGTCTACCACTTTGCGCACACGGAAAACAGCGCTGTCAGTGAAGCCAACTACTTCATCGACCACACACGCGGATACATCGGCAAAGGTATCGTACCCATCCTAGACTGGGAGCCGAACGCCCTCTGGGACACCAGTTGGGCGCTCACATGGCTCCAAACCGTGGAAGCCGCATGGGGCACCAAGCCAATCATCTACACAAATCAATCCACTGAAAACAGTTACGACTGGTCGGCGGTTGTCGCCGGAAATTACGGGCTGTGGATCGCCGCATATACGCTAGGCTATACGCCAATCTACGGATTCAACCCGCCAGCAATCCAGCCCACACTACGCAATTGGCCCTTCGCCGTCGCATGGCAATACACCGGCAACGGCTATGTCAACGGCTGGAACGGAGGAGTTGACCTAAGCGTAGTCTACGGCGACCTCAACACATGGCACGCATACGCAGGTAGCGGGCAGGCTGCACCCAAACCCACACCGCAACCCACACCGCAACCCGCACCGCAACCCAGCACACCGAACACCCCATGTAATACTAATTGCGTTACCATCCAAAGCGGACAATACGTTTCCATGTTCTGGCCCGACTGGTGGAACGTAAGCGTACCCAGCGGCAACCCGTCCATCGTATACCCCGGTGATAAAATCTGTCACAATGGCGGCGGCAACACTGCGACAGTATCACGCACATACATAGTCCAGGCAGGCGACACACTATCAGGCATCGCCGCACGACTCGGGGTCAGCATGTACAACATCACAGGGTACAGCTCGGGTAACATGAACCTCATCTACCCCGGAGAAGTACTCTACTACTAACCCCCCAGCACGAATAAGCCCCGCAAAATGCGGGGCTTATTCATTATCAGTCACCATACAAAATCATAAATTGAAACAACATAGCAACCCACACCATTCTTAACACCACAACATACAAAATCAAAATCACAATCACCATAATCATGTTCAAGAACCCTAGTAAGAGCTGATTTAAACGTAACCACGCCATTATCAATCTCACTACAAGCAGTAACAATTTTCTCAAAACCGTCAACATCAACCGAGTACACATGACCCCGTTCAATCTCAGTCACATAGGCTTTAACTTTAAACATTTTAATCACACCCACCGTTCTCCATAAGTCCTATAATACTCCTTAAAATCAAAACCACGACAATACTCAAAACCCTCATCCAAGTCAACAAAATCCATTATCGGAACCCAGCGGCCACACATCCCGTCATACAGTTGAAACTGATAATCAACCCCACAGTAATCGCAAACCGCCTTACGCCACCGAAAACCACGATCCACCCCGTATACT